ACGCATGACAGCAGACGCCAGCCTCACCATCGCCATGGCCAAGCGGATTGAGTTGTGGCCGTTGGAGCGGCTAAGGCCATACGAACGGAACGCAAGGACCCATAGCGCTGAACAAGTCGCGCAGATCGCGGCGTCGATTGTGGAGTTCGGCTTCACCAACCCGATCCTGGTGGATAGCCACGACGGGATCATCGCCGGGCACGGCCGCTTGATGGCTGCGTCGGAGCTGGGGCTGAAGACGGTGCCGGTGGTGGTGCTCGACCACCTGAGTGAGCGGCAGCGCAAGGCGTACATTCTTGCGGACAACCAGCTGGCGCTGAACGCCGGGTGGGACACCGATCTGCTGCGGGCGGAGCTGCAGGACCTAGCGGAGCAGGACTTTGATCTGACCCTGATCGGCTTTAGCGACGACGAGCTGGCGGACCTGCTGCCGGATGTGGAGGAGCTGCCGCCGGAGGGTGCGGACGAGGAAGCGGTGCCGGAGGCACCGGCGGAGCCGGTGACGAAGCCGGGGGACGTGTGGCTGCTGGGAAAGCACCGGGTGATGTGCGGTGATTCGACCGCCATCACCGAGGTAGAGCGGCTGATGGCCGGCGGCAAGGCGGACCTGCTGCTGACCGACCCGCCCTACAACGTGGCCTACGAGGGCAAAACCGCAGAGGCGTTAACCATTCAGAACGACTCGATGAGTGACGACGACTTTCGCCAGTTTCTGCGAGACGTCTACTCGACGGCCGACTCGGTGATGAACCCTGGCGCAGTGTTCTACATCTGGCACGCCGACTCCGAGGGATACAACTTCCGTGGTGCCGCCCATGACGTGGGCTGGCAGGTGCGGCAGTGCCTGATCTGGAACAAGAACAGCCTGGTGATGGGGCGTCAGGACTACCACTGGAAACACGAGCCGTGCCTTTACGGCTGGAAGGAAGGCGCTGGGCACTACTGGGGTAGCGACCGTTCGCAGACCACCGTCTTGGACTTCAACAGGCCGAGCCGCAATGGCGAACACCCGACCATGAAACCTGTTGAGTTGTTTCAATACCAGGTTGAGAACAGCTCCAAACGCAAAGGCGTGGTATTGGACCTGTTTGGCGGCTCGGGCACTACTGCTATCGCCTGCGAGAAGACCGGCCGTTACGCCCGACTGATGGAGCTTGACCCGCGCTACTGCGACGTGATCGTGAAGCGGTGGCAGGCGTTCACGGGCAAGCGCGCCACGCTGGAGGCGACGGGCGAGCTGTTCCCTGAGGATGCTGCATGAACCTGCTGCAGTACGCCGAGGACCGCAAGGTCGAGTACACGCAGCTGAGCAAGTGGGCTGGCCAAGGCCGGTTCACCAGCGATGCGCTGCGCAAGGAAGGCCGCCGGTGGATCGTGGCGGATGCGCAGGAGCTGGACCGGCAGGTGGCCGCGGCCAAGGCGCCGGACCGTGGTGGTCGCGGTGGGGCGCCGGCGATTGATCAGGCGCTGGTGCAGCAGCAGAACCAGGCCGCGGCCATCCCGTCGTTTGCGCAGTCGCGGGCAATCCGCGAGGCGTATGCGGCACGGCTGACCCGGCTGGAGTTTGATCAGAAGAGCGCGCGGCTGGTGGACAAGGCCGAGCTGAAGATGAAGCTGGCCAAACTCCACATGGCGGTGCGGGATAACCTGCGGACCATCCCAGATCGGGTGGCGCCTATCGTGGCGGCCGAGACCGACCAGGCAAAGATCCACGCGATGCTGCTGAAGGAGATCGGGCAAGCCTTGGAGGGCTTGGGCAGTGCCATCAGCGATTGACGATCTGCTGCAGGTCTGCCGCGAGGCGCTTCGGTTTGAGGCGGATCTGACGGTGAGCGAGTGGGCGGATGCGCACCGGGTGCTGTCGGGCAAGGCCAGCGCGGAGCCCGGACCGTGGCGGACCGACAGGACGCCTTACCTCAAGGACGTGATGGACTGCCTAAGCATCACCAGCCCGGTGCAGCGGGTGGTGCTGATGGCTGGTGCGCAGCTGGGCAAGACGGAGGGCGGCGCCAACTGGCTGGGCTATGTGATCGACCACGCGCCGGGACCGATGCTGATGGTGCAGCCGACCGTGGACATGGCGAAGCGTCTGAGCAAGCAGCGGCTGGAGAGTTTGATCACGGAGACGCCGGTGCTGGCGGAGAAGATCGCGCCAGCGCGCAGCCGGGACTCGGGCAACACGATGTTCAGCAAGGAGTTCCCCGGCGGGATGATGATCCTGACGGGTGCCAATTCCGCAACTGGCCTACGGTCGACGCCGTGCCGGTACATCTTCCTCGACGAGGTTGATGCGTTCCCGAGCGATGTGGATGGCGAGGGCGACCCGGTGACGCTGGCGGAACGGCGGAGCACCACGTTCAGCCGGCGCAAGATTTTCATGACCTCGACGCCCACGGTCAAGGACTTCAGCCGGATCGAGGCCGAGTACCTGCTGAGCGATCAGCGGCGGTTCTTCGTGCCGTGTCCGTGTTGCGGTGAGATGCAATGGCTGCAGTGGAAGCAGCTCAAGTATCAAGACAACGACCCGAGCACGGTGCAGTACGAGTGCGAGGCTTGTTGCGAACGATTCTCAGAAAGCCACAAGACGCGGATGCTGACCGCCGGTGAGTGGCGCGCGACTGCACCGGGCGATGGCAAGACGGCGGGCTTCCACATCTCATCGCTTTACAGCCCGCTGGGCTGGAAGTCGTGGGAGGAGGTGGTCGAGGATTTCCTGCGCGCCAAAGGCGATGCGCCCCGGCTAAAGACATGGGTCAACACCGTGCTGGGCGAGACCTGGGAGGAGGACTACGCCAGCAAGGTGAGCGCCGAGGGCTTGATGGAGCGGTGCGAGCACTACGACCCGCAGGTGCTGCCAGATGCAGCGCTGGCGCTGACGGTTGGCGTTGACGTGCAGGACAATCGCTTCGCAGTGTCGGTGTGGGCGTGGGGGCGCGAGGAGGAAGGGTGGCTCATCTACCACCAGGAGATCTACGGCGACCCAGCGCGGCCCGAGCTTTGGAAGCAGCTGGACGAGGTGGTGCTGCGCGAGTGGCAGCACGGCACCGGCGCAAAGTTGCGGCCGGACGTGGTGGCCATCGACTCCGGCGGCCACTTCACCAGCGAGGTCTATGCCTACGCGCGTGAGCGTGCGCGGCAGGGCGTGGTGGCGATCAAGGGTCAAAGCCAGTCGGGCAAGCCGCCGATTGGCAAGGCCAGCAAGGTAGACGTGAACTACAAGGGCAAGACGCTGAAGCGCTCGGCACTCGTCTATCCGGTGGGTAGCGACACGGCAAAGACCACGCTGTTTGGGCGGCTGCGACACAACGACAAGGGCGCCGGCTACCTGCACTTCCACATGGAAGCGACGGCTGAGTACTTCGAGCAGCTGACAGCGGAGAAGCAGGTGCTGCGCTACAACCGCGGCGGTTTCCCGGTGCGCGAGTGGGTGAAGAAACCAAGCGCACGGAACGAGGCGTTGGACTGCCTGGTCTATGCCTATGCGGCGTTAAATCTGATGTACCAGCGGTACGACCGGCGAACCATCTGGGACCAGCTGGAGAAGCGCCTGCAGAATGGAGATGCGAAGCAACAAAAGCCGCGCCTAAGATCGGGTGGAGCCGCGGCGTCGGCGTTCATCTCTAACTGGTGAGGCCGTGAACATCCCTGCAGCGATCCGTAGAGGCGACACGGTGAAGTGGCGTGATGACGCCAGCACCGACACGCTGGGCAATGCGATCAGCAGCGGCACCGGCTGGACGCTCACCTATTACATCCGGTTCAACCGCAACAACCACGGCGCGACGGCGGTGGGCACTGCCTATGGGCAGGGCTGGGAGTTCACGCTCAGCAGCGCGACCACAGACGGCTTTCATGCGGATGACATTGGCTACTGGCAGGCAGTAGCGAGCAAGGCAGGCGAGAAGATCACGCTGGGTGCCGGCCAGTTTGAGGTTGATGAGAACCTCTACTACACGGGTACGCCTGCGGCTGTTGATAACCGCAGCCAAGCGCAGAAAGATCTCGACGCAGTGCAAGCTGCGATGCGGGCGATCGTCTCGGGTGGTGCTGTTGCTGAATACAGCATCGGCACCCGGCGATTGAAGAAGATGGAGATGGCCGACCTGATCCAGCTGGAGGCCAAGTTGAAGGCGGAAGTTAAGCGCGAACAAGCGGCCACAATGGTGGCTAATGGGCTTGGAAGCCCGCATAACCTGTTCGTGAGGTTCTGATGGGTGTCCGTAGCGCGATTCTGGGCTGGCTGCAGCGCGGCACACCGGAGCCTGTGAGGCAACCGCGGCGGCGGATGTATGAAGGCGCCAAGTTCAGCCGACTGACGGCGGACTGGGTGACGGGCAACACCAGCGCCGACAGCGAGGTGTATGGCTCAGCGCAGAAGCTGCGCGATCGTGCTCGCCAGCTGTGCCGCGACAACGACTACGCGCGCCAAGCACTGCGTGCGATCGAGGGCAACGTGGTTGGCCAAGGCATCCCGTTCCAGTCGCAGGTGCGGATGCTGCGCGGCGGCCGGCTTGATAAGGCCGTGAACGATCAGATCGAGGGTGCGTGGAAGCAGTGGACGAAGGCGAAGTATTGCCACACGGCCGGCAAGCTGACCTTCCACGACATCGAGCGGCTGTGCGTGCGCAGCGTGGCGGAATCTGGCGAGGTGTTTGTGCGGCTTGTGAAGCAGCCGTTCGGTGGCTCTGCGGTGCCACTAGCGCTGGAGGTGCTTGAGGCCGATCTGCTGGATGACGGCCTGAACGGGCGCAGTCAGCAGGGCAATGAGATCCGCATGGGCGTGGAGGTGGACACTTGGGGCCGCCCGGTGGCGTATCACTTCCTGGCGTATCACCCCGGCGATTATCAGTTCAGCAACCAGCAGATCAGCACGCAGCGCCACAAGCGCGTGCCGGCCGATGAGGTAATTCACCTTTACCGGATGGAACGGCCGGGCATGACGCGCGGCGTGACCTGGATGGCCAGCGCGATCCAGCGGCTGCACCACCTGCAGGGCTATGAGCAGGCGGAGATCGTGCGTGCACGCGCCAGCTCGGCACTGATGGGCTTCATCACCAGCCCTGAGGGCGAGCTGCTGGGCGATGAGGTGATGAACGGCGAGCGGGTGAGCAACTTTGAGCCGGGCGTGTTCAAGTATTTGGCGCCGGGCGAAAGCGTGACGGTGCCGCAGCTGGATGCACCGGATGGGCAGTTTGAGCCGTTCCTGCGCGCGATGCTGCGCGCAATGGCTGCGGGCATTGGCTGCAGCTACGAAACGGTGAGCCGTGACTTCAGCCAAACGAACTACAGCAGCAGTCGGCTAAGCCTGCTTGAGGATCGCGATCACTGGCGGATCCTGCAGAACTGGCTGATCGAGAACCTGCACCAGCGGATCTTCGACATTTGGCTCGACATGGCGGTGCTGAGCGGTGCGCTGCCGCTGGCCAACTATGAGCTGGGCGCCGATCGATACAAGGCAGTGCGGTGGATGCCGCGCGGCTGGGCCTGGGTGGATCCGGTCAAGGAGGTGGACGCCTACAAGGAGGCAGTGCGCTGCGGGTTCAAGACGCTGGCCGAGGTGGTGGCCGAACAGGGTGGCGACCTTGAGGAGCTGATGCAGGGCCGCCGGCAGGAGCTGGATGTGGCTGCTGATCTCGACCTGAAGTTCGACACTGACCCTGGCTCTGACCCTGCGCCGGCTGCACCCGCACCGGCTGCTGCTGCACCGGCGGACGATAATGGTGACGACAACCCGGACAACACCGATGGATCTATCGCGTGACCTAGAAGGGCAACTGTTGAAACGCTCTGAGGTTGCTGACTTCCAGGTCAGCGATGATGAGCGGTCGATTGAGTTCCCTTTCTCTAGCGAGTTTCCTGTAGCTCGCTACTTCGGCAATGAGGTGCTCAGCCATGAGCGCGGCGCCGCTGATCTTGACCGGCTGAATGATTCAGCGCCGGTGCTATTTAACCACGACCCGAACAAAGTGATCGGTGTGGTTGAGCGCGCCTGGATCGATGACAAAGCAAAGCGCGGCTACGTGAACGTGCGGTTCAGCAAGAATGCGTTCGCGCAGGAAGTGCTGGCGGACGTGCGTGATGGCGTGCTGCGCAATGTGTCGTTTGGCTATGCCATCAACGACATGGAGCAGCGTGGCGAAGACTTCGTGGCGACTCGCTGGAGTCCCTACGAAGTAAGCGTGGTTAGCATACCTGCAGACCCAACGGTCGGCGTCGGGCGTGCTCTCGACGCTCAACCTGCGGCCTCCGCCGCATCACCAACCCCCGAAACAGAACCTGAGGTTCCGATGGAAAACACCCCCGATCTCACGGCGGTGCGGGCTGAAGCGGCTCAAGAAGCTGCCAAGGCTGAGCGCGCCCGTATCTCCGGCATCACCGCTCTGACTGAGAAGCACGGCATGGCTGATCTCGGCCGCCAGCTGATCGAGGGTGGCCGCAGCCTCGATGAGGCACGCGCTGCTGTTCTCGACAAGCTGGGCGCCAAGGTTGAGCCCGTGGCTGAGAAGGCTGCCGACATCGGCCTGAGCGCTAAGGAGACCCGCGAGTTTTCCTTCCAGCGCGCGATTAACGCACTGGCCAACCCCAACGATCGCAAGATGTGGGAAGCCGCAGCGTTTGAGCGTGAGTGCTCTGAGGCTGCTGCCGCCAAGGCTGGCAAGACCGCACAGGGCATCATGGTGCCCAACGAAGTGCTGCGCCGCGATCTGACCGTTGGCACCGCATCTGCTGCTGGCGATCTGGTCGGCACTGACTTCCGCCCCGGTTCGTTTATCGAGCTGCTGCGCAACCGCTCCGCTCTGGCTGGCCTTGGCGTCGGCTCGCTGACCGGCCTGTCCGGCAACGTGGCGATTCCCCGCCAGACCGGCGCTGCTACCGCCTACTGGGTGGCTGAGTCCGGTGCTCCTACCGAGAGCAACCAGACCGTCGATCAGGTGAACCTCTCGCCCAAGACCGTTGGTGCGTTCACCGATTACAGCCGCAAGCTGATGCTGCAATCCAGCATCGATGTGGAGCAGATGATCCGCCAGGATCTCGCCACCGTGCTTGCACTCGAGATCGACCGCGTGGGCCTCTACGGCCTGGGCAACAGCAACCAGCCCCTGGGCATCAAGCTCACCACCGGCATCAACACCGTGAACTTCGGTGCTGCCACCCCCACCTACGCCGAGGTGGTGGACATGGAGAGCCAGATCGCTGCTGACAACGCCGACATCGGCGCGATGGCCTATCTGATGAACGCCTCCATGCGCGGCGCTCTGAAGACAAAGGACAAGGGCACCGACACCGGCGCCTATGTGTTCGAGCCCGGCGGCACCGTCAACGGCTACAACGCTGTGGTGTCCAACCAGGTGGCCAGCGGCGACATCTTCTTCGCCGTGTGGAACCAGCTGATCATGGCGATGTGGTCCGGTCTGGATCTGACCGTGGATCCGTACACCCACAGCACCAGCGGCACCGTGCGCGTGGTTGCTCTGCAGGATGTGGACTTCGCTGTCCGTCATCCCGAGAGCTTCTGCCGCGGCGCTGACACCCTCTGATCTGCAGGGAGCGGGGCGGCCTAACGGTCGCCCCTTCACACCATGAAGATCAGAATCCTGAGAAACACTGTGGTGGGTGGTGAGGCCGTCAAGGCTGGCACTGTGGTTGAAGCTTCCGAGGCTGACGCCCGATACCTGCTCGCAGCAAACAAGGCCGAGGCGGTGGCTGATGCCCCTGCCCCTGAGCCTGAGCCCGTGGAGGCTCCCAAACGCAAACCCCGCACAAAGGTGACCCCCGATGGCGATCTATCAACAGACCCTTGAGAAGCTGCAGCACTTCCCGCTGCATCCCGTGGCGCAGGAGACTGCCACCTTCACCGGCGCGACCACCAACATCGCTGACCTGAAGGATTTCGACGGCGACATCCAGATCATCTTGGACGCTGGCGCTGCTGCTGCTTCCGGCACCATGACCGGCAAGCTTCAGCACAGCGACACCACTACCTCTGGCGACTTCTCTGATGTCACCGGCGGCGGTTTCACTGCTGTGGCTCAAGCCGCTAGCAAGCAAGTGATCACGCTAAACCGCGATGAGCTGAAGCGCTACGTGCGTTTCGTCGGCACCATCGCTTCGAGCGGCACCACCACCTACTCCGTCAACGGCTACGGCCTGAAGAAGTACGGCTGATGGCGATCACCGAGGATCTAAATCTGTTCCTCGACGACTTTGGCGTCAGCTGTACGGCTGGCGCCATTTCGGCATTGGGGATTCTCGACATGCCCACACAAGTGCTGGCAGGCGAGATGGTGCTGAGCACTGACTACACGTTGACGGCACGCGCGAGCGATTTCGGCGCGCTGAAGTACGGCGACAGCATCACGGTGGCGACGGTGGCCTACACCGTGCGCGAGACGCGCCTGATTGACGATGGCGCTTTCGTAGAGATCGGATTGCAGAAGACATGACGACACGCCGCGAGACGATCCTGGCTGCAGTGCGCACGGCGCTGACCGGCACCACGGGAGTAAGCACGAGGATCTATCGCTCGCGGGTTGAACCGATGGCGCGAGCTGAGAGCCCGGCGATCGTCGTCGAGCCCGTAAGCGACACGGCTGAGCAGAACACCAGCCTGCCCACACTCGACTGGAGCTTGACGGTGCGTGTGGCCGTGATCGTGCGTGGCGCAATTCCTGATCAGGCGGCTGATCCGATCGTTGAAAGCCTGCACAGCAAGCTGATGGCAGACCTGACGCTGGGCGGCTACGCGATCGACATCCAGCCGCAGAGTGTGAACTTTGAGATGGTGGAAGCAGATCAACCAGCTGGCGTGATCAGCTGCGATTACCTGATCCGCTACCGCACCAGTGTGACTAATCTGGCAACAGCGTGATGGCTACGATGGTTGATGAATACTGGGGGCAAGGGGGCACCTACCTCCTGAATCCCAAAACCGGCAAGCGGAAGCTCATCGAGCGGACAGAGCCGGCCAATCCCTCCGAACCCCAACCCGAGGTAACGAGCAATGCCGCTCCTGAGCCGCAAACGCCTGATCCTGGCAAAGACTGAATCGACCTACGGCACCGATCCCACTCCTACGGGTGCATCGAACGCCATCTTGGTGCGCAACCTTGAAATCACTCCGCTGCAGGCTGACACGGTTAGCCGCGACCTGATCCGCCCCTATTTGGGCGTGAGCGATCAGCTGCTGGCGCAGACCCGTGTAGAGGTGACCTTTGAGGTTGAACTGGCCGGCTCCGGCGCTGCCGGCACCGCTCCCGCCTATGGCCCTGTGCTGAAGGCTTGCGGCCTGAGCGAGACCGTAGTGGCCACCACCAGCGTGACCTATGCGCCGGTGAGCAGCAGCTTTGGCAGCTGCACGATCTATTTCCATAACGATGGCATCCGTCACAAGGTGACTGGCTGCCGCGGCACCTTCAGCCTCAACGCAGAGGTGGGAGCGATCCCGTTCATCAGCTTCACGATGACGGGCATCTATAACGCCCCGACCGATGAGGCGCTGCCCAGCCCGACCTATGCGAATCAGGCTGCGCCGCTCATCTTCAAGAACGGCAACACCAGCAACTTCACCGCCTTCAGCTACGCAGGGTGCCTGCAGAGCCTGAACTTTGATGTCGCCAATGAGCTGGTCTATCGCGAGCTGGTGGGCTGCACCAAAGAGGTGCTGATCACCAACCGCGGCCCCAACGGCACTGTGGTGATTGAAGCCCCGAGCATTGCGACGAAGGACTTTTTCACGATCGCCAACGGCTCGAGCACTGGCAGCATCACCTTCCAGCACGGCTCGACAGCTGGCAACATCGTGACCTTCACGACTGCGCAGTCCGACATTGGCAGCCCGACCTACTCTGATCAGGACGGGATTCAGATGCTGAACCTGCCCTACCTGGCCATCCCGACCAGCGCAGGCAATGATGAGCTGAGCCTCGCTTACACCTAAGGAGCTACTGCATGGCGTTTGTTCTCAAGCAATCCGAGACCTACAGCTGGCCGGTCACCCTCGACATCCCCGTAGATGGTGGCCGGCATGAGCGACAGACCTTTGATGGTGAGTTCAAACGCCTACCGCAGAGCAAGGTTGGCCCGATGATCGCTGAGCTGAGCAAGCTCGAGGAGCTTGGCGATCTGGACCGAATCACCGAGATCGCTAGCGAGCTGCTGGTGGGCTGGTCTGGTGTTGCCGGTGATGACGGCAAAGACATTCCCTTCAGCCAAAAAGCGCTGCAGCAACTGCTCGAGGTGCCGTTCTTGGCGGTTGCGGTGATGAAGGCTTATGTGGACAGCCTGAAGGGAGCTAAGAGAAAAAACTGATCGAGGCCGCTGAGCATTGGGCCGGCGGCGGCATTGTTGACGACACGCAGGCAGACGCAGCGGCGTTTGGCCTAGCGCTGCCGGAGCAGCCAAGTGTTGACTGTGAAGTGTGGGAAGAAAACTGGCCTGCAGTCGAGATGTTTCTGCGCGTTCAAACGCAATGGCGCACCACGATGAACGGCATCCTGGGCCTGGATTATGGGGCTGTGGCGTGGCTCTTTAGTATGTACTCAGTGGAAGACCCGCGCTCGCTGCTGGAGGATCTGCAGGTGATGGAAGCAGCAGCGATGGCGGTCATCAACGGGCGGAGCAACTGACATGGCCATGAACATGGATGCCATGCTCCGCATCAAGGCGGACGTTCAAGGCGAGAACAACATCCGCCGGCTGGGTAACTCGATGCAGGGCCTGCAGGGGCAGGTCAAAAACGCTGCAGCGGGCTTCAGCAACCTGAAGGGCGCTGTGGCTGGCTTTGGTGCTGCGATCGCTGGCAGCGCCATTGTGGGCGGCCTGGGCATGATCGTGAAAAAGTCGATCGATGCAGGCGATGAGTTGTTCAACCTGCAGGCCAAGACCGGCATCGCAGCAAACGCGCTGATCGGTTTGGGCAATGCGGCCAAGCTGGCGGATGTTGATCAGGAGACACTTGGCAAGGGCCTTACCAAGCTCAGCATCAACCTAGTGAAGGCGGCTGAGGGCAACGACGATTTAGCGCGCAAGTTTGCGGCGCTTGGTGTCAGCGTCAAGGGCGCAGACGGCCAAGTTGTATCTGCTGATGTGGCGCTGAAGCAGATCGCGGATCGCTTTGCTGATATGCCGGACGGTGCGCAGAAAGCGGCCGCGGCCGTGGCGTTGTTTGGCAAATCTGGTGCCGACCTGATCCCGCTGCTCAATGAAGGCGCCGCAGCGATGGAGGAGTTCACCTACAAGGTGAGCGATGACTTTGCCGCTCGATCTGATCTGTTCAACGACACGATCACCGAGCTGGGCATTAAGGCGCAGGGTTTCGGCATGGAGCTGACCGATGCGCTGCTGCCGGCGCTTCAGTCAATCCTCGAGGTGTTTGGTGATCTGTTCGACACCGACCAAGACTGGACGGTTCTGTTTGAGGTGATCAAAGGTGGCTTGCGCGTGATCGCTACTGCGCTCTACGCCACAATCAAGCTGGTCGATCAATTCCTGAAAGCATGGGGCGCGACGTTCGACGCGCTCAACAAGGCAAGGCAGGGCGATTTTGCAGGCGCTGGCCGGGCGCTCTACCAAGGATTGACGCAAGGCATTGAGCAGGCGAAGCGGGACTTCCAGCAGATTCAGAAGATCTGGACCGATGCACCTTCCCCCGGCACCGGCCTGCGCCGCGGCGGCACTGCCATGGGGCTGGATACAACCGATGCCGACAAGCGTGCAGCATCTGAGGCGGCCAAGGCTGAGGCTGCTGCCAAGCGTGCAGCAGCTGAAGCTGAAAGGCTGGCGGAGCGCCGCGCCTCGCTGGCTGAGCGTGCGATTGAGCTGCAGCGCCAGCTGACGCGCAGCGTTGAAGATTCCAACATCGCCTACGAACAAGTGGGCGCCACGCCGGTGGATGAATTGCTGCTGCGGCGCAATGAGGCCATCACCGAGAACAACCGGACGGTGGATGACTTCACGCTGAGCGTGGTCAACTTGGTGAAGGAGATCAACGACGCCGGTGGCCAGATCGACGTGAAGCCTTTTGAAGAGCTGATCAACCGGCTGTCGCAGGCCAATGTTGACCTTGCCGAAAAGGATCTGCTGCAGGGCCTCAAGGATCTGCTGCCATCGCTCGATGAATACGACGCCAAGATCAAGGAAGTGCAGCTTGGCAAAAAGGAGCTGACGGAGCTTGAGAAACTGAACGCGCAGGTCAATCTGCTGCAGCTCGACATCCTGGCGGCCACCAACCCGGCACTGGCTGAGCACATCAGGCTTTTACGCGAGCGCGCGGAGGCGCTTGACAAAGCAACAGCAGAGCAGAAGAAGCAGAACGAGAGCTTCGGCACCAAGTTCAAACAGCAACTGCAGGACGCCTACAAATCCGCAACCGATCTCGGCACGCAGCTGGGCGGTGTGGTCGTTGGCGGTATCGACAGCCTCACCAACGCCATCGTTGAGATGGCATCCACGGGTAAGGCTGCGTTCAAAGAGTTGGCCGCCAGCGCACTGAAAGAGCTGGGCGCCATCTTCATTAAGTACGCGCTGTTTAAGGCGCTGTTTGGCATCTTTCCTGGCCTCAGCATTGGCATGGCCGCCACTGGTGGCGCCACCGGCCCAAACAGTTCGGCGCCGCTGAAGAAGTTCGCAACGGGCGGTGTGATGTCCAACAACGTGGTGCCGATGAGGCGCTACGCGGCTGGTGGCATTGCACGCGATCCGCAAATGGCCATCTACGGCGAGCGCGGTCCCGAAGCCTTTGTGCCGCTGCCTGACGGCCGCAGCATTCCGGTCAAGATGAAGCAGCGCAACGATGCGCTGAACCGCTACCGGCCGATGGGTGGCACCGGCACAATGGCAGCTGACGGCGAGATGGCACCAGCTGGCGGCGGCGGTGCTGTTGGCCGCAACAATGCGATCGACGTGCGCTACACCGTCGAGCGGATCAATAACGTCGAGTACGTGACCGCTGATCAATTCCAGAAGGGCATGAAGCAAGCGGCAGCACAGGGTGCCACGCTGGGTGAGCGCGCAGCACTACGCCGTCTGCAGTACAGCCCTGGCGGCCGTAAAGGGGTTGGAATCTGATGCAGTACGCAGTCGGTCATCTGCTGAAAGTCGGCCCCACGGGCAGCGTCCGGCACTGCTTCCAGAACTTTGCCGTCAACGCCGTGGTTTCATGGTCTGGCGTCAATCATTTATTCCTGCCATTCGGCTTCAGCGGTGCAGTGGCCAGCCTCAAAGGCGACAACCTGCAGGCCAGCATTCAGCTGGCCAACAACGATATTGCAAGACCGTGGGCCAAGCAGGCGCTTGATGAGGTTTGGGTCGCACAGGTGTCTGTGATGCTGTTCACTGTTGGCACCGGGACGCCGGAACGCTTGCTGTATGACTACTGGGGCGCAGTGAGTTCTGGCGGTTGGGACTACACCGCGCTGAACCTCAGCCTCGACAGCATCCTCGACGCAGTGGCCAGCGACATCCCCGCACGGAAACTGCATAGGGTGCAGGTTGGCAATTTGCCATTTACCGGGCAGATCCGTGTGTGATCATCTGATTGGATTGAAGTACAGACGTGGAGCAGACGGTAAAAGTGGAGAGATTGACTGTATTTCGCTGGTTTATCGAGCATTAGAAGCTCTTGACTTTGCCCCTCCACCTTTCAAGGGTGAGTGGTATGGCATGGGTCCACGGGCGGTTCTGCGTGAGCTGGAGACCTATGCCGCTCGGGTTGGGCAGGCCACTTATGATGGCGACATTGCCCTGCTTGCTGGCAGCTGGCCGGCCTTCGGTGTGACATGGCAGAACGGCATCCTCTACATCAACCATCAGCTGCAGCGCAGCGACTGGAAGCCGGCACAAAGCCTTTTAATCCGCCGCTCTTACCGTTTGAGAAAGACTTCATCCGTCTTCTCGGCTGCACTGAAGACGAATACCGCGAGTTCGTAAGGCACGCTGAGCTGCGCTCAAGGGTTCGCCCGGCCGGCTACGAGCACATCCCTGAGATCGTTGGCGATCCGGTCAACATCATCGTCAGTCTGGTGATTGGCCTTGCGCTGTCCGCAGCTAGTTCGCTGCTGACGCCAAAGCCGACGATGCCGAGGGCCGGCAAGGAAGTCACAAACAAGGATTTGCCGGATCAGGTCGGCCCGAGCGCGTTCAACCAGACCACAGCGTTCGACAGTGTTGCGGCGCTGGCTGAGTATGGACAGGTCATCCCGATCCCGTTCGGCAAGCTCGGCACCGGCGCCGACGGGAAGCTGACCGGTGGCCTGGTGCTGGCACCATCGCTGGTCTGGTCGCGTTGCTTCAGCTATGGCAGCTATCAGCGCTTTCTTGGCATGTATGTTGCCGGCGAGTGGAGTTTGGCGGCGCCCAATGTCAACGGCATGTGGCTCGGCACCACGCCGTTGACTGCACTTGCCTCGGATGACTTTGCGGTGTTCTGGTCATCGCGTGAAATTGGCAATCGCCTCAATCCTCTTCGCAAGATTGCCGGCACCACCGGATCCGACTCGCTGGGAAATCCAACGGTCAGCGGCGACATCATGCTGTGCCCAACGTCGAGGGGCACCGACGATGAGGGCTTCTCGATGGCCTACAACCCGAGAAGCAAGGTCACATTTGGCACATCCACGCCGATCCACAACGGCTCAGCATTTCGCTTCAACTGGGAAGTAGTTACCAATCCTGGCGTCAAGGATCAGGATGATGATGCCAAGGCTCGGGTGCGCGACTTCCGCCGCAAGATCTGTGGCGAAGAAGCCGATGGTGTGGTTTACGGAAGCATCAACAGCCTTGGATTTGAAAAGACTGGGATGCCAGGTGTCGGCCGCGCTTACTCCCGCAAAATGGGGTTCATCGAGCTGAACGGTGCGCCGATCGAAAACCGAGCCATCCTTCCGATTGATGTTGGCAGCACTGCCAAGTTTTACATCGACGGCGGCAACTGGAAATCATTCGCACAAGATGATTTTAGGCGTAAAGTTGTCAAGCTGGACGACCTCGACAGCAGTGCTGATGCATGGCGACAGCGAGCTGATCAGCTGCTGAGCATTGGCTCCAAGTGGATCATTGGCGCAGCGGTCTGGAAGGTGACCGCACGCGACAGCGGCATTTGGACGAAGGGCCGCAACATGACCTACACGTTCGAGTGCATCGAGACGCTCGGTCCGAAAGAGATCGGCATCCCTGGTCGGCGCACTGTGCAGGAGCCACTGGGCGGCTACGAAGGCGCTGACTTCAACCCCACAAAGCACTGCGGCGCTGCGTTCTATAACATCTGCCGCTTTGACGATGCCGTTGTGCGCAACGTGCGTTTCGCTGATGTCATTGAGATCGGCATCAGGTCTCAGGTGTGGAACAAAGCAGCCGGCCTATGCAACTTCAACGCCATTCCTGAACCGGAGCAACTGCAGACTTACGACAATTACAGCATCTCGGTGAACACACCGAGGATGGATAAATATTTCGCCCGCACATCGTGCTTCTCGATTTGGGTGCGACCTATCGCTGATGGCGCGGATGGTGGAACAGTGCCTGCATGGAGCCGCATTCCGCAAGTGTTTTGTGTCACCGGCTCAGCGCCCATCGATCAGTACAACTGGCTGCGGATCCGTCCGAGAACTGCTGGCCGATACGAATATCGCTTTGTTCCGCGCACCGGCAGCGACATTGCGATCAACTCATTGGATTCCGCGATCTTCTGGCGCCTGAACGCACAAACAGGCACAATCCACGGTCAAGATTTTTCCACTGCTTACGGCAACTTCAGGATCACTATCGCCGGGGATCTAATCGCGTCAACAACTGTCACTCTGAACTCTGAACTAACTAGCGCGCCGTCGATTACCGCAGTCGAAGAATTGAGCAGCGCTCCAAGCTCGGTTGCATCTCTTGGCCTGAGTTCTAACAACGGTGACATCAATCACATCTTGCAAGCGTGGACGCAGCAGGTGTTGGGCAAGTCGGCTTGGAACTATGCCGGCCAGACTCATACCGGAACATTCACACAAACAAAGGACGGCGGCGCCAGGAGCATCACCATCAAGGTGACGGCGACATCGATCAGTCTTTCGGGTCCGACCTATCAGGCGTTCACCGGATCCAGCTACACCTGGCAGAACCACACTTATCAAGTCGTCAGCTCGGTTGGACAGTGGACGCTGAACGAACCATTCAATCGTCCTGAATCGATACCGTCCGGCAATCCGTTCCGTAGCCAATGGGGTTACACGATCGTTTACCACAACTTCCAGATCTCTGGGATGGCAGACGTTGCCGGCAACTACAACGTCGCCACCGGCGAGCGAATCTTCGAGGAAAACAGTCAAGTCTCTGATTGCAGCCACTACCTCGAGCTGCAGAAGTCGAACGAGTCGGCGCCTGAGCACCAGATTGTCTATGTGAACGAGTGCGTCGCCAACGAAATCAAGCCGACCTATGACGGCATGAGCACGATGGCCTTGTCGATCAAGTCGAGCAACAACATCACGGCCGTCGATCAGCCGCGGATCTACACACCGACTGGCATCAACGTCGAACGCTTGGTGGATGGCAATGTCGGCCCCAGCAATCTGTTTTCTGATTTCGTCTACTACCTGCTCACCTCGCGCACGCAAGGCGCTGGCGGCATTGTCCCGACCCGGCTGATTGACCGCGATTCACTGGTTGCCACTGGCCAGTTCCTGCGCGCCAATCGCCTGTATTTCGATTCGGTGCTCGAGCAGCCCACAAACCTGCGTGAATACATCTACAACATGGCGCCGCTGCTGCTGTGCAACTTCACAATCAAGAACGGCCGCTTCGGCATGATGCCGGCACTGCCAACCGATTCATCAAACGCGATCAGCACTGGCCCGGTGCCCATTGAGCAGATCTTTACGGCCGGCAACATTATTGAGGATTCGCTGAATGTTGAATACATCGGCAGCAGCCAACGCAAGGACTTCCGCGCTGTCGTCAGCTATCGCACCAACGTTGCCAACGAGCTGCCATCGCAGTCTGCCTTGGTGGTGGAGTGGGCAGATGCAGGCACCACAGTGCCGAAGGAAGAAACGATCGATCTCACCGACTTCTGCACCAACCGTGAGCAGGCGTTGTTGACCGCTCGTTTCCTGCTGAGCGTGAGGCGCCGCGTTGATCACACAATCAGCTTCAAAACAGTGCCCGATGGCATTGCAGTTGGACCTGGCTCCTACATCCGCGTGGTCACCGAGGCCAATACCTATAACGCCGCCAACAACGGCATCATCACCGACGCCGGCACGTTGGTCAGCGCCACATCGGTCACGGACGGCACCTATTCGGCGATGGTCTACAGCACCTCAACCGGTGAAGTCACTGAGCGGTCGATCACTGTGGTCAGCAACACGGTCACGGACTCGACCCTCTACAACTCGATCTTCACGCTGCTGGCGCCCAAGGTGTCAGAAGGCGTCTACCAGATCGAGCAGCTGACATTGAACGAGGATGCCCTAGTGGAGATCGCTGCTGTGCATGTTCCGACTGACGGAGCCATGGCGAGTATCGTGGCAAAGGACGTGATGACCCCTGGCCTGTTCCGGGTGTTTGAGTGATGCCGTTTCCATCTCTCAGACCTTCTTCTCGATCTTTTGATCCAGGCGACTGGCCGATCAAGGCATTTCGCGCGCAATCCGGCGCTGAGGTTCGAATCCTGTACGGCAGTGCTCGCACTGGCATGACGATTGAGCTGAGTTACGAGAACATCACGGATAGTCAGGCGGAGACATTCTTGACCCACTACAACGAAACACTGGGCACCTTGCGCACGTTCACGCTGCCAACAGAAACCCGCGCCGGCTGGAGCGGCACCGCCGGCAGCATCAACGTGCCATCCGGCAATGCATGGCGCTACTCCAAGGCACCGGCGCTGACAGCTGTACGGCCTGGCGTTAGTACAGTGACAGTTAGTCTCGTCGGTGTGCTGTGATGGCTAAGGCTTACACCGGACGCGACGGTCAGCTGCTGCTCGGCACCAACGTGCTGGTGAAGGTGACCAGCTGGAGCCTGCAGTCTGACCTCGAGCTGCTGGAGACCACCAGCTTGGGCGATGGCGTGCGCAATTTCACGCCCGGCATCCAAGCCTTTAGCGGCAGCGCCAGCCTCATCTACTACAAGGACGACGACAACTCCAACGATGCCAGCACGCTGCTGCGCAGGTTGGTGAAGACGGGATCTGCTGGCGTGGCGGCGTCTGACACGGTGACACTGACGCTGCGCCTGCTGGATGGCAACACCGCTAGCGACGTGACACTGACGGCCTACATCACCAGCGCCACCTTTGGCGCATCGGTTGGCGAGGTGGTTTCAGCGCAGATCAGCTTCCAGGCAACTGGGGCGCTCACCACGGCGACAGTCTGATGGCGGTCTATCTCGGCACATTTGGCGAGGTGCAGCTTCTGCGGAAGTCCGTGGAAGGTGCCAAAGAGTCGGTGGTCAACCCCTCCGATGTAAACGTGATGCGCAAGCGGTTCTCGTTCGACTTTGAGACTGGCTTCCTGATTACTGGCGATCAAATCGAAATCACCAGCACCAACGGCGCGGTGCTCGGTTTTGTTGATGAAACGGGATGGAGTGATGGGACCAAGCAATCAAATGGCAAATGGTTTGTGCATGTTGATGAGCTAGGAGGGATTCGCCTGTATTCGGATTTTGGAGACGCATTGAGCGGCACCACTGCTGCGGCTATCGCTATGGACACCATCGCGGCAAACATCCCGATCCGTGTTGTGGTGGCCAATGCACTGCCCCGCATCCTTGGCGCGATCACGAGCTACGAATTGAACACCAGCCGGGAGACGATCGACATCACAGCGCTGTCGGATCAGTTTCGCAGCCAGTGGAGCAGCCTGATGTCGGGCTCTGGCCGCATCAGTTGTCAGTGGGATTACAAGGATTGCTGCGGCGGCGGCGGTTACGAGACCCCGCACTACCTGCTACAGCTCGCGGTTCGTTCTGAGGTTGGCTCTGAGTTTTCTGCGCGGTTGTTTCTCAAGACCGACAGCTACAACCCCAGCGGCGAGATAGCCGCTAGCGACGACCAGATCTGGTACGAAATCGACGGAATCATTACTGCATCGGCGGTGCAGTTTGCTCCCGGCACGATCGTTGAGATGACTGCCGAGTTCATCACCACTGGACCAATACGACTGCTCACTAAGACCGTTGTTGAAGACAAGATCCTGCAAGAGGACACCGGTGAAATCAGGCTTGAGCAGGACGCGACTGCTAGCCTGCTTCAAGAGGGTGCAAGCTAACCAGCTGGGTTGTCATGGCTGATCTAAGGATTTCCGAACTCGCTGCCCTCGCCGGCGCCAATCTTGCGGCAAGCGACCTGCTGCCGGTTGTCGATGTCTCAGCGAGCGAGACGAAGAAGATCACCGTCATCGATCTGGTGGGCAATGCCACCACGCTGATCGCAGACGCGACCATCCCTGGCGCCAAGATTCTGTTCGGATCCAGCCAAGTGCCCGGCACGGCGTTGATCAACAGCGGCGTCAGCACCAGCAAGTTGGCAAACGATGCTGTCACGGCAGCCAAGCTGGGCGATGAGTCAACCGTCGATCTTGTCACCACGCTGCCAGCGAGCGGCGCGTTTATCGGCCAACTGGCCCTCGATACGGACGACCTGAAGTTCTACTGCTGGGATGGCAGCGTCTGGCAGTCTATCAAGGCCGCTGGTTCCATCAATACCGTCACGGGTAGCGGCGCCGGCATCGTCAACGTCAGCGTCACCACCAGCGGCGATGCGGCCACGATCTCGACCACGCTCGACAACACCGCAGCTGCCGGTCAATTCCTTGCTGGGCCGTCATCAGGCGCTGGTGCTGTCGGTTATCGCAACATCATCGGCACTGATCTGCCTGCTGCAACCACGTCCGCAAAGGGTGGCGTAATCGTCAACGGCAACGGCCTGACCATGAGTGGCGACACAATCGTTGTCGACAACACGGTCACAGCCAGCACGTCTGAGTATCAAGTTGTTCAATACAACAACAAAGGACTTATCACTGGCGGTCGCGCTATCACTGGCGCCGACCTGCCGCTGGCGACTGGTGGCTCAGTCGGCGCAATTAGGCCAGATGCTGACCTAACAGTCAGCGGTGCTGGCGTGCTCACTCACACCAATGCGGTCACGGCTGGCACTGCCACAAAGGTCACCTTTAACGCGCAAGGGCACATCACAACTGGCACCAACTTGGTGGCCGCTGACATCCCCGAAATACCTGCCAGCAAGCTCACCTCAGGCACGCTGTCAACGTCGCTGATTGCAAACAACTCAATCGCTGGCACCAAGCTCGCAAATGCTTCCACGGTGAAGTTTGGCGGTGCCGGATCAACCGCGGGCGTGGTCACGTTCCCCACGGCTGACTATCAGGGCCAATACTTTTTTGATGCGCTCAATGAAGACCTTTACTTGTATGACGGCGCAGCTTGGCAGCCGATCACAATCACATCGGGTGAGCTGATCTACGCAGGCACCTACAACGCCAACACAAACCGCGTGAAGTCGCTCACAGCGGCAGGCACAGCAGCTGGTCTGGTGGTGGGGAGCGCACTGCCAGCGGGATCAAACGGCAATCTTCGCTATTACCTGGTTGTTGCCGACAGCGGAACCGGCGTAGCTCCGGCCCCTGCGGTTTCTCTGGCACCGCCGGACATGATCGTGTCCAACGGTGCGACGTGGGATTTGATCGATGTCTCAAATGCCATCGCTGGTCAAACCGCCACAAACATCTCATTCACGCCCTATTCAAACCTTGCGGCAACAAACGTCCAGACCGCTCTTCAAGAGCTTGAGGATGAAAAGCTGCCCATCGCCGGTGGAACGATCACCGGCAATCTAGAGATCGGCACAACCGGCAGCTTGACCTTTGAAGGCTCGACGGCTGACGGATTTGAGACTGCTCTGGCGGTCACCGACCCAACAGCAGATCGCACCATCACATTGCCTGACGCAACCGGCACAGTGGTGTTGAGCGGCGCAATCGTTAACGCCGACATCAACGCCAGCGCCGCTATTGCCGACAGCAAGCTGGCCACAATCTCAACCGCCGGCAAGGTATCTAACTCGGCCACCACAGCCACCAGCGCAAACACTGCCAGCGCGATCGTTGCACGCGATGGATCAGGCAATTTCACTGCCGGCACCATCACCGCTACGACGTTCAGCGGTAGCGGTGCATCGCTCACCAACGTACCGGCCGGCCAGCTGAGCGGAACGGTGCCGAGTGGCGTGCTGGGCAACAGCAGCCTGTTTGTTGGCACCACCTCAGTCGCACTTAACCGCTCGAGCGCCAACCAGGCACTTACCGGTATCAGCTCAATCGCGCTGCCTGGTTCCACCAGCGGCACCGTCACCCTGCTGCCGTCTGGAACTGCTGGCACCACGACGATCACGCTGCCGGCAACCACCGGCACGGTGATCACCTCCGGCGATACCGGCACGGTCACCAACACAATGCTGGCCGGCTCAATTACCGACAGCAAGCTCAGCACGATCAGCACCGCTGGCAAGGTGGCCAACAGTGCCACGACTGCGACAAATGCCAACACCGCTAGCGCGATCGTTGCCCGTGATGGCAGCGGCAACTTTGCGGCAGGCCAAATCTCCAGCACCACCGGTTTGGTTGGTGCATCAACGGCGCTGAGCAACGTCTATTCGATCTCCACTCAGCTCACGCCTGCGCTGCAGGTTGAGGGCAACACCGGCAGCGCTGCAGCACTGTCGATCACCCGGCAGACCAGCGCTGCTGCCAACCTGTTCTTGCAGCGCGGCGTGACCGGGACACCGGTTGCTGACACAGAAGCTGTCGGCCAAGTCAATTTCAACGGCTTTGACGGCACCAACTATTTCAACGCGGCACTGATTCGCGCTGTTGTTGACGGAACGCCAAGCACAGGGTCAATGCCTGGCCGATTAAGCCTTCAAACAACGCCAAGCGGATCAACCACGCCAGTGGAGCGGCTGCGCATTACAGCCGCTGGCCGACTTCAAACAACCGGCGCTTACGACTCAAACATCACCGCTGTCAGCGCCCTCGACATTGATTGCGCTACCAGCAACTACTTCACCAAGACCATCAACGGAGCTTCGACGTTCACGGTATCCAATGTGCCCAGCAGCCGCTCCTATGCGTTCACACTGGAGCTGACGCACACCAGTGGAGCCATTACATGGTTTAGCGGTGTGGAGTGGCCTAATGGCACTGCACCAACGCTGACCACTGGCAAAACGCACCTATTCATGTTCGTCACCGATGACGGCGGCACTCGCTGGCGGGCATCGAGCCTGATCAACTACACGAACTAAACCATGGATCCTACAAGTCTTCGATTGATGCAAGGGGCGTCTGGAAGTGGAACTGCCATTGAGTTTGTGGCGTCAGCACAAGCACAAAATGCAGGGGGTTCAACAGTCGTTATTTCCAAGCCTACGGGAACTCAGCAAGGCGATCTAGTGGTCGCATTATGCGCTGCTGCTACAGGCAGAACCTGGACCGGCGACACAGGTTGGACAGAAGTAATTGATCAAGGTTCAGCGCCTTCTATTCGCGTTGCGTACAAACTTGCTGGAGCAAGTGAGCCTGCAAATTATACATTTACATTAAGTGCTTCAACGAATGCCAGCGGCGTAGTTGTGACATTTCGAAATGCTGCTTACGATACAGTTGGAACCATCTCAACAACAGCCTCAGGCAGTATTCAAACTGCCCCAGCGATTACATTGTCATCCTCGTCGTCTGCAATTCTTGCCCTTTTTGCACACGATGTTAATAGCAGAACGTGGAGCAGCCCTACATCTGGCCTTGTGTCAACGGCCACTGATTCTGATGGGAACAACCCGTCGTGGGCGCTGTACCGCGAGCTAAATCTGTCGTCTGGAAGTACAGGTACCCGTTCTGCCACTTGTTCCAACGTTACTGGCAATATTGGTTGCCTTCTTGTCGGCATCAAGCCGGCCTAACCCCTGTCGAGATCCATGGCCTACATCAACACAATCACCGGCCATTATCCGCTCTCTGCAGCGGATGTTCGCGCCGCACACCCAAACACAAGTTTCCCGGCAGAAGTCGCAGGCTTTGAAGAATCCCTTGCCGAAATGGGCTACGCCGTCGTGCAGCAGGTTCCCGAACCTGTCATCACCTACACCCAAAACGTCACGGAAGGTGTCCCCAAGAAAGGCAAAAACGGCTACACCCAGACCTGGGTGGTCAGTGATGCCAGTGCCGAAGAGGTGGCGCAGCGCACCGCCGATAAATCGACCAACGTTCGCCAAGAACGCAACCAGCGTCTAGCAGATTGCGATTGGACCCAGCTTTCCGACGCACCTGTGGATGCAGCAGCCTGGGCCACTTATCGTCAAAATCTGCGGGATGTCACCAGCGAAGCAGGTTTCCCGTGGAACATCACTTGGCCTTCTGAACCCTCCTGATGGCTGTACGCAGCAAGACCGGCACCGCTCGCATCGAGCACCAGCCCGGCCCGCCAAAAACAACACGCCAGGGATTTGGCCAACATTCGCGGCCACGTCGTAGAGGCAGAAAGCCTTACAGGGGACAAGGGCGCTAACCAGTGCTTGCGATCACGCACGCGATCAGTAACGGTCCCACTCGTTACGATGTGATCGAGCGCAGGCGCCCTGATGGCTGACGATCCGAAGACCGTTGGCGGAGTGTTTGCTGCTTCCCTCCCGGCAGCACTCGCAGCCGGCATGGTCGCCATCGGGGCGCTTCTGATCTCGATGCAGGTTCAATCTGCACGCATTGAGGCCACCATCGTGCAGATGGCCAAATCAGTGGATGAGCTGAAGACTGACGCGCGATCGCAGCTGGCTGATCTAGACGAGCGTGTGCGTGCTCTTGAAATGCGGAACTAACTTAGGAGCAACAGCATGGACACTATGAGCCCTGAAACCGCTGCCGTCATTGCGATCGTCATCGCGGCCGGCTCTGAAATCATTGCACTCAGCCCGCTCAAATCCAACAGCTGGATCCAACTGCTGCTGCAAGCTGCTCGGCTGATGTTCCCAAAAAAGCCCGCCGGTCGCTGAACGATGGCCAACGCCGCACCGATCACCCTCGAGCAGCTGTTTCGCTTCTACATGGGGTTGCCACATCAGGCCGCGGCGATCGCTCAGCTCGAACAGGATCTCGCCCTGAACGGTTACGCCGCAGCGATGCGACGGGACCGGGCGTGGTTCAACACTTGGAGCCAAGACGGCAAGCAGGCGGACTTGGCAGCCGCGCTGAAGCTGATCAAGGACTTCGAGGGCTGTCACCTCGACGCCTACCCCGACCCGCTCTCAGGCGGCGCACCGTGGACGATCGGCTACGGGACAACCCGCTACAGCGACGGCAGGCCCGTAAGCAAAGGCGACAGGATCAACGCGATCGAGGCTGACCTGCTGCTGCGGCAGGAAGTGGACAGCATCGCCGCCAAGCTGCGCAGCTCGGTCCCCTACTGGATCGAGATGGGCGACCACCAAAAGTGCGCGCTGATCTCCTTCGCCTACAACCTCGGCGCTGGCTTCTACGGCGCAAAGGGATTCGAGACGATCAGCGCCAGGTTACGCGACAAGAACTGGGCCGGCGTGCCCGATGCCCTGCTGCTCTACCATAACCCTGGCACCAACGTGGAGGCTGGCCTCAAGCGGCGCCGCATTGCAGAGGGTGATCTGTGGGGCCGCGAGCGGCAGACCACTGGCCCGATCTCCGCGATGTTCACGCCGGAGTCGCCCTTCTCCCACAAGCTCACGCCGCACATCACCTACGGCGAGTTCGCGCTCGGCCAAGAGGCGCGGCGTTTCGACCACCAGCACCAATGCGACACCGCCATGCGGATCGCGCAGTTCTTGGAGAAGACACGCGCACAGTTCGGCGGCCGGCCGGTGGTGATCACCTCGGGCTACAGGCCCACAGCAATCAACAAACTGGTGGGTGGCGCCAGCAGCTCCGAGCATCTCTATGACGCGCCCGGCGTGGGTGCGGTCGATTTCTACATCGAGGGCGCCGACATCAATGCGGTGCAGGCCTGGTGCGACAAACAATGGCCGTACAGCGTGGGGTACGGTGCGCCGCGTGGCTTTGTCCACCTTGGCATCCGCAAAGGCGCGCCTAGGGTTCGCTGGGATTACTAACCAGCTGGATGCCCCTCCCCGACTATGAGATCCACGATCTCTGCAAGCGTCACGCGATGGTGGTGCCGTTTGATCCTGATCTAGTCAACCCGGCCAGCATTGATGTGCTGCTGGGCGATCGGATCATGATCGAGGTGCCTGAGTCACCGCAGCTGCAGATCCACGGCATCGCCGGCCACACAGCAGAGGATCCGTACTGGCTGCAGCCGGGTGAGTTCTGCCTGGCGGAAACGCGCGAGATCTTCAACCTGCCCGACTGCATCGCTGCGCAGTTCGTGCTGAAGTCCAGCCGCGCACGCGAAGGTCTTGAGCATCTGCTGGCCGGCTGGTGTGATCCTGGCTGGCATGGCAGCCGCCTCACCTTGGAGCTGAGCAACGCGCGCAAGATGCACCCGGTCGCAATCTGGCCTGGCATGAAGATCGGCCAGATGGTGTTCCACAAGATGGAAGGCATCCCCGGCCGCAGTTATGCGGTGACCGGCAGGTACAACGGCGACCTAGCGGTGACAGCCAGCAAGGGCTAGCGTTGGCGCGTGGACGACGGAGCCCGGTCTAGCCAGCCGGGTTTTTTATTTGCCCGGCCACCAGCGCAGCAGCAGCCGCGGCCGACTCATCAATCAGATGAGCGTAACGCTGCGTCGTCTGCGGGCTGGCATGGCCAAGCAGACCACCGATCTGTGGCAGTGTGAGCCCGGCGCTGATGGCCAAGCTCGCGTAGTTGTGCCGCAGATCATGGATGCGCAGGTTTTGGATGCCGGCTGCAGCGATCAGTTGCGACCACATGCGCCAGTAACTGACCAGCGGGCCATTGCCATCGCCAGCGATGATCCACTCGCTGTTTGTCTCGCATCGCAGCCTTCGTAGGATCGCCATAGCAGCAGGCGGCAGATGCACTACGCGCTCACTGCCATCGCCGCCTGTCTTGTGGGCTTCGGGTGGCAAGGTCAGCCGCGCTGCACCCTCATCGAGCCAGCACCAGCGCGCGCACATGATTTCGCGCACGCGGCAGCCAGTGAACAGCAGCAGCCTGACCATCTGACCAAACCGCCAGCGGATGCCAGCCGCAGGGAGCTGATCCAGTGCGGTGAGCAGCCGTTGCAATTCATCGCGGGACAGGTAGCGCCGTCGTTTGCGCTCGATGTTGGCGATCACGCCACTGCATGGGTTGGTTCCCTGTGGCCGCAGCTCCCACAGCTCGGCCAGTGACATGGCCTTGCTGAGCACCTCAAGCGATCGGTTTGCGCGCGTGGGCCGATCAGCGCTGTGAACGTTGAACCACGCGATCACTTGCCGTCGCTGCAGCTCGACGACCTTTGTCGATCCAAATACCGGCAGCAGGTGCAGCCGCCAGATCAGTTCGTTATTGGCCACGGTGCCGGGCCGCAGCCGCGGCCAGTGCTCGCGCTTGATGCGCTCCAGCAGCTGGGCAATAGTTGGCGCTCTGCGGCGCTCCTGCCTTGCGCTGGTGGGTGCCTGTCCGGTGGCGACGGCTGCCAGCAGCTTGTGCGCCTCCTCCCTGGCCAGCGTGCGGCTCACCACATCAGCCCGGCCGATCCGGTGGTGTTGTTGCTTGCCGCCGGGCTCCCGGTAACGCAGATACCAGGTGCGCACACCTGACGGCAGCTGCAGGATGCCAAGGCCGGGAACTTTCGAGTCTGCTATCCATTCGCGCACCATTCGCGCAATCCTCCGTGAAACGGCGTGAATCTGCGCGAACAAACGAGAGAAGGTCAAGCGCAAAAGCATTGACCGGCCAGAGGCTTAGCGAGCCACAGTGAACAATCGGTAACTGATACACCGAGGCTCATAACCTGAAGGCCGCAGGTTCAAATCCTGCCCCCGCAACCAAAAGCGCCCGCTAGGTCAGTGACTTAGCGGGCTTTTTGATTCTTGAACTAGCAGCCTGCGCGGCCGTTCGCGCACTATTTGCGCATCGGATGCTTCAGCTCCGCCATTCGAATCCGGTGGATCCGGTTGGGCGCTTCGCAGGGGTCATCGAGCGGGATCAAGGTGTAGTCGTCACAGCCATGGCGCTCGGCCCAGACTTGGGCGCCGATGTGGTTGTCGAACGGTCCAACGTGCCAGGGACCGATGCGGAGGATGTAGGTCATGCGGGAAACGCTAACCCGCATACGGGGCACACCGTGGCGTAGTCACAATCCGTCACAGGCCCGATTCGGTTCTCCTCGCTACCGTGCGTCAAGCGGCGGCCAGCCCATGCGGGCGTTCTACCTAGAGATCTCCGCCAAGCTGATCATCCGATCCGATTCCGAACCCGACGACCTGCCAGCTGACATCTATAGCCACCTGGCCGAGTTCATCCCCTCCGATGAGGACATCATCGACATCGAGGTGAACTGCGTTCCCCTGCCGCCGGACCTTGGACCGTCACCACATTGATGAGACGCGCCTAGTCACACGGCGCTCGGCACGCGATCAGATCTTGCTGGCCTGGAATTACCGCTGCGCCTATTGCGGCGATCCGCTGGGCCGATCACCAACGCTCGACCACGTAGTGCCCAAGGTCCACGGCGGCCTGACAGTGCGCGAGAACCTAGTGGCCTGCTGCTGGGCGTGCAACTCATCTAAAAGCGGGTCACCGTGGGTCGATTGGTATAGGCGCCAGCCGTTCTGGTCCACGCTGGGCGAGTGGGCAATCGCGCGCTGGGTGGCGGGTGAGCGCTAAGGCAGGATCCGGCTGCAGACCCACAGCGCAATCAGGCACGTCGCCCAATACTCCACGATCAAGATCAGCACGTCGCGGAGCATCAGCGGGCGAGCAGGTGGTCGAGATACAGCTCGGCCTGCCACAGGTCGCTCGAGTAGCGGCAGGTGCCACCGACGCAGCTGCGGTAGTACAGCTCCCCGCCGCCGTCAGGCTCGAGAGTTTCGATCCATCCGCCGTCACGATCAGTGCGGCCAATCACCTTCGGCTGGCTCATAGATCTCGCACCTGGCCGCATAACGGCCGCCGCTCTGCTTCGATTCTGGCAACGACATCTCGCAGCGATTGCGGTGAGTGTCCCAGTGCAGACAATCCCAGCACATCCGCTGGCCGCCAGCTGGGCGCAGCTGCACCAGTGCCGCTTGATAGATAGCTTGCGCGCGGATCAGAGCGGTCTGAAGGTGCATGGTGCCGGTGTCGGCATCCAGCTGGTGCTCAGGCTTCGGCCCCAGAATCACCTTGGCGTGCCAGTTGCGATCGGAGCGGCTGCACACCAGCAGCAGTCGGCCGGCGTGCAATCTGATCACTCATCCTCTCCGTATGCCGGCTGGTGAAAAATCCTCTCCAGCTGCATCGATGCCGGCTCTGGCTTGTAGTTGGAGACGTAAGCAGCCACTGGGTCAGTCGGATCGGCCGCTGTAAACACAATCGGCCAGCGGCGTTCCTTGACCACCACCAAGCAAGTGCGAGGGCTGCGCACCAAGATCCACAACGCAAGGCGCTCAATGAGGTTTAAGCCGGGCAGGATGCGCATCATCCTTCCAGTTTGCCGAGCAGTCGCCGTAGATACCACTGCGCCTTGGCCAGCGATACCGCCTCACCCTTGTGGCGCTCGCGCCAGGTGTACTTGATCACGTTGCCCTTGCAGTAACCGCGGAACTCCTCTGGCGTCAGGGCAGCCTCGATCGCATCGATGCACTCGATGCCACCCTGCCGATAGTGCTCTGGGTTGATCTGGTCGCTCATGCCAGCACCTGCTGCTCTGCGTTCTTCCAGCGTTTGCGGTTCACGATGTCGCAAACGTGCGCCACAGAGATGCCGTAGGTGATCGCGATCTGCAACATGGTCTCGCCCTTGGCGTGCAGCTGACGGATCTCGATCGCGTTCTGCGGCGTTAGCACCGCAGTACTTGGAATGTGGCCGGCCTTGAAACTATGGCGGTTGCTGGTCACGCCCACTTCTCCCCCAACAGCTGCGCACGGCAGACCTGGATCGCCTGCTGCGCGTTCTTCTGCGTCATCACCGACTCGGTGGCATCCATGGCGCGCACCACACGGTCGAGCAGGTCGGGGTAGTAGGTGTCGCGGAAGTTAGCGGCCAGATCGCGGCAGAACTCCTCCCACAATCCGGTGTAGGTGGAACGCAACGGGTGACCGTAAGGCAGCTGATCGCGACCGCTGCGCTCGTAGAGCGCGTCCATCATGTCGGCGCGCTGCTGATCTGGGAACGTGGCAGATTTCATGTGTCAAGTAATTGGCGAATGTGCAACAGCTCAGCGCAGAGCAGTTCGGTGCGTGGCACGGTGCGTAGCTGGTCGATTCTGATGTCAATCAGCTGCTGCAGCCGGTGGCGTTCATCATGGCGACCCTGCTGATAGGTGCCGCTATCGGTGAGCAGCTGATTGATGCGGTCGCGGATCTCCCTCACGCCACCTCCACTGCAGCACCCGGCCAGCGGGCTTGTGCGTACCGGATTGCGTGCCGCTTGGATTCCGCGCGCGTGATCCAGGTCATCGGCCGGCAGCCCTGCGGATAGATCAGCAACTTGAACTCCTTGGTGCGCGCCTTCGGCTTCGGCCGGCTGATGCCGTCGCCGTGCTGGCTGGTCGATTCTTCGCGCCACTGCCACGGCAGCATGGCGCCAACGGTTTCAGGCATCGGTCTCAGGGGTAGGTGTGATCCACTCGATCTGCGACCACCACTCGATCCACGTGTCGGCGGCGATCAGCTTGGCTTCGGTGAGGCTGGAGGCCGTGACGCACTCCAGCACGTTCGCGGCCTTGATCTGGAAGTAGAAGCGGTGCTCAGTCATGAGTGTCGATGGCAAGGATCGACAGTTGCGCATTTGTTGGCTGGTGCGTTTGCACGTATCCGCCTGCACCCCATAAAGCCAGTACAGCTCTCGCAAATCTTTGTGGTTGATGTTTGTAGCCGTAATCGTCTTCACATTCGATGACGGCCCACAGACGCCTGAGCTGTTCTTCTGTTGGGTACTCTTTGCGCTCAGTCATGCCGCACCACCTGCTGCGTGCCGGAGTGGGTGGGGCTGTGATGTGCGCCGGACTCGATGCCGATCATGGCGAACACAGCCGCGGCGATCAGCAGGCAGATGGCGTTGTTAATGCGGTTGATCATGGATCTGCGGGATAGGTGGGAGAGCCCCGAAGGGCTCAGGCAGCGTGCGCCTCGCAGGTGCTGATCCAGCGCTGCAGCTCGCCGTAGCGACGGGTCAGCTCCAGGTAACGACCGGGATCGCTGTGGGGCAGGAAGCCACGCAGCTCCTGAGCGATCTCATCGGCCTCAGCCTTGAACTGAGCGATCAGAGCAGTCAGCTGATCCAGCATCTGAAGCGCAGCCTCTGGGCTGCCGAGTGGAGGGCCGATCGCCTCCGGTCCCCTAAGTATGCACCGCCTGCGGGTCACCCTGCTAAGCGCTGTGACAGTTCTTCACACTGCCTCTTTCCCTACCGCCAGATCCACGGGCACACGCAGCACCGGAACGCTCTTCTTCGTGTCAGGCGTCCGCGCCCAGCCGATCACCGCCACGCTCACAGGCAGCTCCACCGTGTACCAGACATGACGGCAATCCAAGCACCTCCGCTGGCGGGTCACTCTCCCAGCTTCCTTGCCGTTGGTACTGATCGCCCTGATCTCACCGCTACTGCAGCGTGGGCACTCCATAGGTAACCTAAACCTGTACCCCGCCACTATGGCACAGTGAACTTCGGTGAGTGGATGGCGGTGGAACTCTCCACCGAGCAGCAATTCGAGATTGAAAAACAAGCCCGCGCCCTGCTCGAAAGCAAGGACGCGGGCCTTCTCGCAGCTGCTCTCCTCAAACAGACCTGCTATCAGCAGCAGCTGCTGCAGCAGGCCGTGAACGAGATCGCCCGCCTCGAGTGCGAGCTGATGGGCTGGCCTAAAACAGATCCGCCTCAATCACCTCAGTAACCACGCCATCGGTCGCCTTGGCCAGGCTCTCGGCGGCGCTCTGCGCAGTCACAGGCGGCACCCAATCACGAGGCGGCTGTGCCACTGCGCTCACATACGCCAAGCCACTCTTGGCGGTCTTCTTCCAGCCGCTGATGGGCACCTGGACGCTGCCGTACTGATCCGGCGTCTGGCTCATCACAAACGCACAGAAGGCGTCCAGCTCCTCGACCTTCACGTTCAACATGCCGGAAAAGTCAACCTTGCTCTCGGGCTTGGTGCTTTTGAAAATGCTCAGGTTCAGTTTGAAGCTCATGGTCTCTGTTGGTTAGTTGGGTGATTTGGCATCCCGCGGAGGTTTCGGGCCTCATAAGCCTCCACCTCAGCCACGGGGTACAGGACACGGCCTCCGATCTTCACGAACCTCGGGCCTCGGTTCTGGCTCCTCCAGTTGTCCAGCGTGGCCAGCGTCACGGTGTTGCACCACCGCGCCACCAGATCCACCGGCCGCAGATAGCCAGGCTGTTCAGAAAATCTCATCGTCATCATTCCCTCCCTCTGCCGGTGCTGCAGCTGCAGGCGGCTCCACGATCTTGGCGTTTAGGTCTGTGATGGTCACCGGCGCCGGTGCCGCAGGGCTCACGTCCACCGTTTCAACGTCGATCACCTCCTCCTGCGTCTGGATGCCCACCAGCAGGTCAGGGATGAACAGACGCCCCCAAAAGGCCGCAGCCCGGTAGCGGATCATCAGATCGGGCATGGTCAGCCATTTGCTGCCGCTCTTACTCGCCCACCCTTCTTTTTTGGCCATGGCCATCGTCACCTCAGGACCGCGCAGCTCCTCGCCGGTCTTCAGCTCGGTGGCGACGGCCGTGCAGGCCAGCGTGTCACCCTTGCCGGTGATGTCGTACCACAGCGGGCTGAAACGCCCGCATCCGTTGATCAGGCCAATGATGAACTGGCTCGACCAGCTCGGCCGGCCGTGGATGATGTGCAGGTTTTGCATCACCATCAGCGGATCCATGCCCATCCGCCGGCTGATGTTCAACGCCACCAAGCAGTTGGCAAAGCCCTGCTGCCCTTGAAACTGCGGCGGGATTAACGTGCTGCTGGCCAGCGCCTTGGCGATCCGCTGGGCGTCCTCAAACGCCTGGATGCCGCTGAACACGCCAGCGGGTTGTGTTGTCGTGAGTGCTGTGCTGTCGGTCATGTCAGTAGGTCTCAATGTCAGGTGCTGTGGTGGGCATTGATCCATCCGGCCGCGGCCGCATCCAGCCGGGCAGACTGATCAGCTCGATCTGCTCGCTGTAGCTCGGCCAGCTGTCAGCTGACTTGCACTGAGCCAGCAGCGCCAAGTCGCGCGCGGCATTAGCAGCGCCTGCAGCGATCATTTCGTCGTCTGCGGCGTACACGGCAACTGCGTGCGGCCATTTCTTCTCCACGCACACGAACACAAACTGGGCGGGGCGCTGGCCAGTGGCAGCCTGCAATCCATCTAGATACCAGCTGGCCTGCAGGTGGTATCTCCATGAGCTGATGCTCTTGCGGAAGCCAGCCGGGCTCGCGTCTTCGGTGGTCTTGAGATCCACCACGAGCGAGCCGTCGCTGGTCAGCCAGTCCGGCCGACACTTGCACTCCAGCCCGGTCGCCTCATCCGTCCACATGTGCGTGGTCTCAGCAGCGCCCGGCAGGTTGAGCAGCATCGCAGCAGCTGGGTGCTTATACACCGCACGCGCCATATGCATCACCTGCTCGGCATCACTGCGGCTGATCACCGTACGACCGCTGGCGGCCACCGTGAACGCCTCCCATTCCGCCTTGCCTTGCTTGGTGCGCCGGTCGATCCCTTCAGGCGCCATCACATAGCGCGCGTCCCATGCGTCCAGTTCTAAGACGTGCGTATGGAGCGCAGTGCCCAGCAGCATCGCAGGCGTTGGCTCCGGCTCCACCCGGTTCGGGTCCACATAGCGCGCCCAGTAGTGCAGCGGGCTGCGCGCCACTAGGTCCAAGTGGCTTTTGCTGACTGCGGAGTGCCGGTGATACTCGGCGTTCTCCATAAACTCGATCTCATCAGGGCTCACGCAACCTATCATCATTTCCTCCCCCTTCACTGCGGTTCCCGCTAACTCATTGATTTTCTTTGGCTTTCTGGCCTCTGACTCGACTACCACTAGCCGTATCGCAGGTCTAGTCCCATGAGTCTTATCCTCCGTCCCTATCAACAGCGCGCCGTTCACGATCTCCGCCTCGCCTTCCGCGATGGCGCACGCGCCCCCCTGCTGGTGCTACCCACTGGTGGCGGCAAGACCATCTGCATGGCTGAGATCCTTAGAGGTGTGGCCGCACGCGATCGGTCGGCGGTGGTGCTTGTGCATCGCCGTGAGCTGATCACACAGACCGCCAACAAGCTCACACTCGCCGGCGTAGACCACGGTGTAATCGCGGCCGGCACACAGCCAACCGATCACGCCATCCAAGTCGCTTCAGTCCAGACGCTCGTGCGCCGTCTGGAGCAGGTCAATACCACCCCCGATTTGATCGTTATTGATGAGGCGCACCACGCCACCGCAGGCAGTTGGAAGCGTGTTATGGACCACTGGCCCGACGCTCTCCGCCTTGGAGTCACCGCCACACCTGTTCGCCTGGATGGGCGCGGATTATCAGCAGTCTTCGACCGCCTTATTCATGGCCCGTCTGTTGCGGACCTGATCTTCACTGACCATTTGGTCAATTCTCGGATATACGCACCGCCTGCTGTCGCGGATCTGTCTGCGTTGAAACGTCGAGCTGGTGACTTTGCCACCGACCAGGCAACAGCTGCAATGGATCGCCCCACGGTCACGGGTGATGCGATCGACCATTACCAGCGCCTAGCTAAAGGCCAGCGCGCGATTGTTTTCTGCTGCAGTGTTCAGCACGCGGAGCATGTCGCCGCGCAGTTCCTAGCTGCTGGCATCCCGGCTGCCACGCTGCTCGGTTCAACGGACTCGCTGCGGCGGGATGCCACAGTCTCCGCGTTCGCCTCCGGTCAGCTGCAGGTGCTGGTGACCGTTGATGTGGTCTCTGAGGGCTTCGACATCCCCGCCGCCTCCTGCGCCATCCTGCTCCGCCCCACCCAGTCGCTCGGCTTCTACCTGCAGCAGGTCGGCCGCGTGCGGCGCCCCGCACCCGGCAAAACCCACGCAGTGATCCTCGACCACGTTGGCAACGTC